CAACCCCTCATCAGATAAGTAAACTGAGTATCTTCCACTATGGCGGTCATTTAATGAGCGCTCGGCTATCCCCCCGCCACCATCAGGAGCGCCAGTTTGAAACTCCAATGCGCTTGCCCACGAAGGAAGAGGATTTCCCTCTTGTATGGCCTTGAAATTCTGGAGTGCATCTCTGCCCCAGACTTCTACGGAACTACCAGGAGTCAGCAACATCCCCTTGGCTGCTTCTGGAGTAGTCCCATCTATGCAGAATCTTACGTTATTGTCCAGAGCCTGGACTACTGCATAGATTACATTGGGGTCGGTAGGTGGTAGTTGTGCGGCAGTGAGTGCTTTTGAGGCAGTAAGACCTATTATGGTTTCTCTTCCCTTGACTGCGTATATCATAGGTCTTATAAGTTCATTAGCTATAACCCAAGTCTCGCCATAGTCAAAGGTGATATACCTATCCATAGTATCCGTAAATCTACATATTGTTCCATTTGGGACGCCGGTGGGCTTAGTATCAGTGCTCGCACCCTGATACATCCGGTCAGCTATTTTAATAAAGTCTGCCATATTTACCTCTCTTTGGTCTCTTTAGACCCATCAAGACTCTTATCTTGGCACGCCAATCCAGCTTCGCACCAAGCCTCCCCTAACTTTTTAGGGACATCCACGACTTCCCCTGGATTGAAGCCCCCAAGCTTCGTAGCGATCATTTTAAGTATTCTGACTCTCATTGGTTCCTCCTTATTAGACTATTTTTTACGCCCAACCTTATTGTCGGTATTTTTGTTCTTTGCTGGTGCTGGCACTGTTTGCCTAACTTTAACACCTTTAGCTTTGCCCTTAACCTCGTGGGCTATACCGTTTCTGAGCCAACTGTCGGTTATCTTCGATTTAGGTATGTCTATCACCATACCGGGTTCAAACGTGCCGAATATGGAAACTATCGGCTTAACAAATCTAAACCTCATGTATCACCCTCCCTATTTTTCTAACCTGGGAGGAGCAGACGTTTGCCGCTCCCCCCAGGCAAAGGAGGATAACCCTGCCTAAGCAGGGCAATCTTCCTTAGTGCGCTATCTGGAGCATAATGAACGGTGAAGCTTGCCCCCCACCATCCAAAAAGGCGATAACGACTCCAGCAAGCTGGCGGTTTTCATTGCCCGATGTAGTGCGAATAGCGATACTGCCGTTCCCCACGAACACACACTCCAGTAAACCATTAGCACCACCAGGGCCTCCTGCACCAGAAACAGGTGCTGCCCAGTTTGGACCTGACACCTGAAGCCATAGGCCCTGATTTACCTTTGCTACTACCGTCGGCATACCCATAACCATTGCCTGTTCGCCTTGGTTTGACTTGACACACCCATAAGGATTTCTGATGCATTCGCACCACTTGTCTATGGGCGTTATGGCTGGGGTAGGCGAGTCTAACGTGATAGTTATATCGCCCCCTCCAAGAGCTATGGCCGTATTGCCGATTATGCCTCGGCGATAGCTGTTCTCACTACCTGGGAACGCTATGAATTGCCCACCTACGAGCTCGTCCTCCGTAACGCCCTCAGAGTAAGATAGACTTCCATCACTATCTATGGTAATTTCTATCTCCGTCTCCCCTGCGGCGACCTCCGCAGTGCAGTGGGCCTGGATGACCTTCTGCTTATAGGAGTTCATCGCTCCGAAATCGGTGTTAAGGGTGCCTCCAGCTATGGCGTAGATGAACTCCTTGTTACCGAGCCTCATATATGCGCCTGCGGGATACGGCAGCGGGGCATCGTCAGCCTCAAAAGGAACGCCACCTGGGAGATATATGACGCCTTCCCCCACCTTGGGTAAGTGTATCCTGTGTATTTTTGCTACCACGTTTTACCTTTCCTTTGGGGCGGAATCATTTTCACCGCCCCGATTTATTTCGACTCTATTCACTTCAGCTATTTCTAGCTGTGTTTAGGCACTCTCCTTCATCAGGACAATAGCCTTGTTTGCTGGCTTTATGCAGCCGCCGCCAACCCTCTTGTGGACCTTGAAGCCCACTAAGCCGGCTTCCGAATACAGTTCAACGAGTCTCTGGAGGGTGATGCCAGCCCGGTCGATGATGCGGTATCCAGCCTTGAGGTCGCCGAAGATGGCGATGTAGCCAGTATCAGCTAAGTCTTCCATATCGTCCTGGTTGTAGATTGGGTAGCCCAGGAACGTATTGGGAGCACCAGCTACTAGGCTTGGCTGCCACAGGAACGGACCTTTATAGGTCGCATCCGTTTCCGACCTGAGCTGTCGAATAGCCAGTTCAACAGTGGAGTTCACAATCCAGACACCGTTTTTGCGATGCTGGGGAGGACAGGCGTATACACACTCCATAAACTTCTCGATGGTAACGGCAGCGGCATCTGAGCCTATTACGGCGGCAGTTCTCAGGATGGCATTTACGGTTATGCCTTCTGGCTCCTCAGAATCGTGGCCGGCACCTATGATGAACGCCTTGTCTTCAGCCTCGGCTATTGCCCTAGCGAACGAATCAGCTAGAATTGTTTGAAGGTTGAAGTCGCTATCTGCGAGCTCGTCCTCACCAATCTTGGCTAACCCGTAAAGGTCTTCCGCATACTGGTAAGTAGGAGCGCCGGGGACTGGGCTGGTTTCGGGAATGTCAGCACCAGTTTCTAGCTTACCCCACCCCACAGTTACCTCGGTCAGGCTGCGGAGCTTCAGCCGGTCTTTGCTGATAGTCCTCTTGGCAGCGAGAGGCCGAACTATGGTTATCTTGGGTAGGGTACGCTCTATTTCAGCCTCGAGCTCGGGAGTAACGAGATACTGCCCGGTGGCATCCTCTACCAGAGCTTTACGCTCCTCTGGAGTCAGTGCTGTATCGCCCTTCCGCACGAATTTGAAGAAAGCCGCACTGTGAGCCTTCGCTTCTTCAGATTGCGGGTCTGGACTGCCTGGCGCCGGTATGGACTGGCGTTGAAGTTTGACTTCCAATTCATCAATCCGGGTATGTTGAGCCTCGAGGAGCTGCTTGGTTTCAGCCATAGGTTCGCCAAGTTTCTTGATTTCCTCGTCCTGGCGCTCGACTGTCTTGTGCATTTCCGCTACTGCGGTTTGCAGTAGGTCTGCTAACTCTTTGAATTCCATAATTTACTTTACCTCCGATTGTGCTTTCAATTGGTCAAGTATAGCTTCAATACGCCCCTCGGCTTCTTTGGTATCGAAGCCCTCGTTTTCAGCCTTGAGTGTGTTTACCAATGTCTCCAGTTTCACGGCTTCTGCGGTTGCTTCCTCGGAGAGCTGAGTGGCTTTCGCCGGCTCCTCTTCCTCGACAAGCGATTCCAGAAGTGCTTGGAGAGCATCAAAGGCTCTTTGAACCTTCTCAAGGTTAGCGGCACTCAGGACACGCCCTGATTTGTTATCCGACTTCCCAGGGCCGGGGCGTTCAGCCCTCCTCATCTCACCACCACATTCGGGACACTTAATATCGCTACAATGTTTCTTGGATTTTGATTTATGACCGCAGTCTATACACTCGCAGTCGAATGTCTTTTCTTTAGCAGGCTCAAAAGTCCCATCGTGGTCTTTACAATGAGTTTTGGCCTCCCCCTCTTCCCAGACCTCTCTATCATACCGGTATGCTTGCTCGGTCAGGGTATCCTCTCCCTCGAGCCGACCCATTATGACCGAGTATTTCTTGCCATCGGATGTCCTAGTAGTTCTCCTAAAGGTGCCTTCCTCGAAATCGTCAGGGTTTCGCAATCGACAAGCGTGTTCATTTGGATATGGTTTCAGCTCAGCTTTCACGCTGGTGACAAGAGCATCGGGATTGGCAGCAAAGACCACCGGTGAAGCATCCCACAGCCTTATTTCTTCTAGGTGCCTTGTCCCATCTCTGAATGGTGCCTTTATCGCATCATAGCCTATCGACATTTCGGTGATGACGCCATCCTTCATCAGGCTCAGGACTTCCTTGGCTCTCTGGACGCCGAGGCTGAGTTTGCCCTTAATGAATAATCCCTTGTCATCCTCAGTCAACTCCAGTGGCTTGCCTATCGGCTCCATGACACTGTGATTCCATAGGATTTTAATTCGCTTAAATCTTTCCTTCAGCGTCTTCTTGAAAGCACCCTTGTCAATTATGTCTCCATAACTATCTGGCGTCTTTGAAAACGTGGCAGCATAACCCTCAAAGATTCCCTCTTCCTCATCTATTGCCTTGACTTCAAACGAGAATGTCTTTACTTCCCTGTCCATAATTACCTCCCTGGTTAATTATAATGAGGTTCTACTATCGGCAACTCGGGGCATAAGAGGAGAATTCGTAAGTTATCCTTTCTGTTGGTAACTTTACCTACTTCTATGAATATTTCTCCATCTATGAACCGCCAGCCAATGTGAACAATAAGGTCCTCAACCCTGATTTTCTCAGCCATAATTACCTTCAATTGGTTATTATTATGAATAAGCACCCAACTGTAATCCCCAAACACAAGAGACCTACAGCTATGCAAAGAGCAGGATGCCATCCAACTTCTCTTATTAAAGCACCAAAAGGCTTGACAAACTTCCTTATTAGTGATATACTTTTGGTAAAGGAGGTGAGATAATGAGTTATGTAATTGGATTGGTCATCGGAATAGTTTTATTGGTGTTTGTTGTTGGTTTTATATTAAGCTGGATAGAGTATCGGTATAGTTACTCTGAATATATTTCGGCTTTATTCAGGAGAAACATATGATAATTAGAATATTCAAGTGCCTGCGTAGTAACCACGAGTGGCCAAGTAAGCAAGAACACCCTAGAGTCTGCCCTAAGTGCAAATCACCCTATTGGGATAGGGAGAGGAAATGACATGAATTACCTCCTATTTCAAAGGTAAATATTCTAAGTGAGTGAGTAACAATGCACATGGGAGAGCAGAAATACAATATATAATTGTTACTATTTCAAAAACTCTCTCTTTCCTTGTTGGCGGTCCCACTATATCAAGCATAGTGATTCTTGGATTTCTTGGTGGATACATAATTACCTCCTAAATTTGGATAATAAAAAAGAACCAGAAACCTTTTACAGCCATTAGTTCTTCTGTTTTGGGCTAAGATTAAGTTATCACTTTTTCATCAAATCTTTGATATTCAAAGACTCAAGTGATAACGCAACTAGAAGAAGTAGAAGGGAACTAATAACTATTCCGAATATTACCCATGCCATAAATTGTTACCTCCTTTTACCTCCCTGTCCCGTATGCCTCAGCACACCGACACATGATTGAATTCTCTCCAGGATACATCTCGCCGTTCGGATATGGTTCGTCATAATCTACCCATTCGCCGGTATCCATAGCAATATGCTCATCCCTCACTCTGTCATCCCTGCTGGAAATCCACATCTTTGTCTTAACTACCCCGCTCTGTTTGGCAGCTTCCCTCTGCCCAAACCCCGCAGCATGAGATGTCTCGGTTCTGGCCACACGCATCGCCTTGAAAGCCGACCTGTCCGTGTAGAACTGCCTGAGATTTCTGCCTATCTGGGCAGTGCTTAAATTCTCATCCACACCAGCTAAGAGAACCCGCTTCACATCGTCCAAGTTGGTGTCCAGTATAGTCGTGATACTCTCGGCGCCGTGCTTAATTATCCATGCCCTGGCTGCCGCACTAAAGGGGTCAAAGACCCACTTCATTTCAAGAGGCTTATCTGACTTCTCTGCCCCTAAGTCCTCAGCTATTTCATTACCAAAGTCCTCAATGAGGGAAACAGATACAGCAGTCAATATCTTTTCCCATTCAGGTCTGCCTGCCTTGATAGCCTTTTCTGCTGCTGCAACCAGTTCCTCGGGCTTCTTGCCCACTATGGCTTTGGCTATCGCCTTCCCCTCATCATGGTATAGTGGCTCAATCTTCTTGCTGACAACTCCCCACCAGGCTACTCGCCGCCGGTCTATCCTTTTCCAATGAGCCGTCTTAGCCTCCTCAGTTTGTAGGTTCAGGGCTTTGGTCATCATTTTCTCGGGCTCTTCTTCCCTAGCAGGGGACCCAGTTGGCAATAGCATCACTGGCAAATAGCCGGTGTCCCAGCCAAGGAACTTGTCGAAGCCCATCTCCAGTCTCTGGTTTATCTGGTCAAAGGGTATGCCCATCGCCCATAATGTCTTCGCTTGCTCCACCTTCTTGCCATAGTCTTCCCGGAGCGCAGCTATCTTTGAAGTATCATAGGCAATAATTATATCCCCATACATCGGGGCTATCTTCAAATTAAGTGTCGACTTTATATCGTCCAGCAGCGGGATTACTACATCTTCATACAAGCTCTTCCTGGCTTCCAACATATTGTTATAACTGGACTGTTCAAGGTCGCCAAGGAATATCGGGCTGATACCAAACGCCCCGGCGATATCTCTTTTGTTATGAAGCCGTGATGCGATATAATCCATCTCTACTGGGGTCAATGACATCTGATTCCACTTGGCGCCGGCACCTAAGACCCAAGGTTCACGCTTTTTGGTCTTGGCCAAGAAGTTCTCCCTAATTTGCCTTGTGGCCTCCTGAAACTGCTCCTGCGTCAGTGGAACCTCATGGGTAAAAACCCCATCGGGCGTTCCCCTGTTCTGCATAGATATCTTCTGCGTGTCCTGCGCCTCGTTGTCGGTATCAATAGTTCTGGCGGCTGCCATCAATGGTGATGTGCCCCAATAGGGATTGCCCGGGTCCATCTGCATGAAATGAACGAATTGCTCAGGTGGCACTAAGTGTTGGCCACCATCTGCGCTGGTTACCTCCCAGCCCTTCAGCCATTCCCCCTTGATATCCGAAGGGATAGGCTTCACCAAGTCCGGCATCACCGTCCAAAACTCTTTTACCTGCTTATCTACTATAATCGGCTGCCAGAGCGCATTGCCCACCAGCTCTAGATGGGCAATCATAAACTCCACCAGGTCTTGCCCAGAGAATTCAGGATTAGGTCTCTGTAGTACTTTAGCCAAGGGATGGTCTTTTATCGGCTCATCTTTGCTATCCAGCACTATCCAAGGTATAGCCGAGGCTGCCTGTATAATCGTTCTCACGGCGCGGTAGACATAGACCGATACTTTGTAGCCTTCCCGGGTTGCCTTCCGCACCGTCATATCTGTGTATATCGGTATGCCTTTAGGATAAAGTGATAATATCTGGAAAGGGGTCAGCGCCTTCTGCTTCTCAACTTTTGGTAGAAGGGTTTGGGCTAATTTGCTCCGTAAAGTTTCAAGCATTCTTTTCTCCTCTATCTACTGCAATGTCTATCATAAAAGGCTTGCTTGCCTCTTCCAGCATCAGCTCGGTTATCGCCCAGACCAAGGCATCTAGCCGGTCAGGTGATTTGTCTCCCAACACCCACTCGCACATTTGGTCTTCCAAGTCAGGGAAGAAGCCTACATGGTGAATCCTGCCCTGCTCATATAGTGCTGATACCGGCTCGGCTCTGATTGCCTTACCTCGGCTGGCGTGGACTTTCTTAAAGGATACCGACTTATCAACTACCCTGATGATGCTCTCAACCATATCCCCACCGAAGTTCACCTCTCCCACTATTCGGTCGGCCTTGAAGTTATAGTATCCAGTCACTGCAGCGGTCGCCCACCTTTCAGGGGTGCCACTGAGTGTCAGGTCGGCCAAGACATAGCCTTCTACCCGCCCAGCAACTTCCGCTATACCAGCAACTATAATACCGGTCGATGAAGAAGTATCACTATCCGTTCCCTGTGGGTCTATGGCAACGACTATTCTTCTCAGCTCAGGATACTTCTTCACCCTCAGCTCATCTATCTTAGCTCGCTCCCATAGAGCATCTGGGTTATCGTCAAGGATTTCCCCCGCTAATTCTTGGCGCCCAAGCCTAGTGCCTTCATACTTCCTCAGAATATAGCCCAAGAAATCTGGAGCCAAGTTATCTCTATTCTCCAGCGTGTGGCCTCTGGTAACTGCAGTCCTCTTATCGGCCATCAGGTCTTTAATGACTTTGATTGGCCTTGGCGTAGTGGTTACAACTGCTTGGGGTTGTTTACCAATTCTCAGCCCGAACATCAGATTATCCCAGCAGTCCTTCGGATATTTGTATTTGCTCAGTTCGTCAGCCCATGCTTTCTCGTGCTGCGGTCCTCTGAGCTGGTCCGGCTCATCACCAGAATAGATTATGGCCAGAACTCCATTAGGGTATATCAGCCGCCTCTTTGAAGGCTCGTAGTCTGGCATGAACCAGGGGGGGCTGATATTTAGTATAGCCGAGTTACCAACCTCAACCATGGTATCTCGGACATCAGCCTTAGTCTCCCCTATCAAAGCTATCGGGCTGAAACCTTCTCTCGCCCATTTATTTACTACCTCGGCACCTGACCTCGTCTTCCCACCACCACGGCCACTGAGCAATAGCCAGATATACCAATCCCAGTCAGGTGGCAGCTGCTTTGGTCTAGCCCAGAATTCCCAGTCATATATAAGAGCCTCAGCTTCCTTCTGACTCAGATTGTTTATCGCCTTCCGCCTTTTCTGTTCTGGCAGCAATGCGATCGAGTATGCTAATGAGTTTAGATTTGGCATCATGCTCTACCCTAAAACTTTCTCCTATAGGATTAGCGATTTCCTGCTTATCTACCATGCCAAGCCAGTTCTTTGCCAGGAATATGGCTACATTGCCCTGCTTCTCGCTTAATTTAAAAAGGTTGGCCCGAAGGCTCATTAGCCCCTTTTGCCTCTTACGCTTAAAAATATCAACAAATCCACAGCCATAATGCTCTTTAACTTTCCGTTCAATAGTCATTTGAGAGCAATTAAAGTAATCAGCAATCTCTCTAAGCGTGCATTGAATAGCACAATAAGCCTCAAACTGTTTCCAGTCTATTATTATCTTATGTCTACCACCGCCATTGTTGCCATTAGTTGTCATCTATTTAACCTTCTAAATTGGAACCGACAAAACCATCAAGGCAATGCCGATTATTATCCTGACAACTCTTATAGAGTGGTCATACCGCCAGGACTGCACCCGTTTCCCCGTCTCATCCTTTGCCTTCAGGTATAGCCGTATAGAGATTATCCCATCACAGACAAGCCACATCCCGAACAGCCCGATGATATAGCTAGTCAAGCCTCACCGCCTGTTTACCGGTATAATTCTGAACTGCTTTACCGCCATAAGTATCGTTATATTTCCTATCACAATCTCTACAAAGGGTTCTGCCATTGCTCAACTCTAACCTCAATTCAGGGTATAAAGAGAAGGGCTTAATATGGTCAGCAACTAATCTCCCCCCACGCTTGAGGCATATTTGGCAAGTATAATCATCCCTTTCAAAAACTGCCCGCCTCCACCGCTTCATCTCTAGGGAACTTCTAATTTGAGCATTCTCTGCGGTTTTCCCGTTTTGCCAATTCCAATGTTTTGCCCCTCTTAAATTAGGTTGAGGCTTGCCCCTCAAAGCCTTACTTAATTTCTGGTTAGTCTCTTCTCTATACTCAACAAAATGCTTTATCGGCTTCCCCTTCTTAACCTCCGATAAAGCCTCCCTATGCTCACCAGATAAAGGTTTGCCTTTCCTAGCCCGACTTATCTTCTCGCAAATCTCTTTTTTACGAGGTATCCCTTTTAGAGGATTGGGATGCCCACCTCTACCAAGTTCAAGGCTTGCCAGTTGTTTATCAGTTGCCTTTTTCCCAATCAGGTTTTTAGCGTAGCATTTTTTGCTACAATATAACTGGTTTCTTGTTTTACAATCTTTTTTGGCGAGGAACTGCTTACCGCAAATTAAGCAATCTTTCAGAACTCTATATTTTACTTGCCTCATACTATAATTATAATCCCAATCGCCAACAATGTCAAGCCAAATACTAGGGGAAATCTGGCATATCAGGTTCAGAATAATCACTATCTACAACTTCAGCGGTTATCTTTATTTGCTTACCCGCCATCTTTTGAAGTTGTAATAACTCTGCGGTATACTGCCGTGATATATCTAACTTTACCCTGCCACCATCGCCCATACCATCAAGCTGAATTGCTGATTGTATAGGGGGGAGTGAAGCAATAAACTCAATTTTCATTATAGTTACCCGTCTTCTTATTCCAGACCAGCGGCTCTACCATATCAAACTCGGTAATGGACTTCTTGAGCTTCTCATATTCCGCATCACCCGGCTGGAGGTCTTTGCGTGGGTTATATTTGGCAGGGTTTAACTGACTGATTTCTACTGTCTGAATATCCATGCTCTCCTTCTAATAAGAAAAAGCCCGATCGCTCGGACTCTTTTCCCATAGCTTTCAGCTAATTATACACTATCACCACTTTAATTCTTTTGTCAAGTGCCTCTCTGCAAATGTATCTTTTTGTGACAAGAAGAACAAAGCCAAAGAACCTCATAAGGAAAGGCATAATTTTCATGGTGTCCATTTATTCTACAATTAGATTTACCACACCTTGCACACCTTAAAGGACGTTCTAACAAACCTTCCCGGATAGCTTTATTAACTGCTTCTCTAGCTTTCACAGCATCTGGGTGGCGAGCCTGCCACAGAAGAATGACATCTTTGTAGTCAGGACTCCTATCCCGCCCATTTTTATCATACCATTGTTTATAGTATACTGTATGCCTTGTTTGGTATTCAGGATTAAGTCGATGGGCTATTACTGTTCTTTTAATTTCACAAGATTTGCATATAGATTTCCTCCCCCTATAAAACTTCTCGGGCTCAGTCTCACCACATTTAGAACAGTTGTATGGTTTTCTCGCTACTCTTTCCATATATTAGTAATAGCACAAACTTTAATTAGTGTCAAGTTTTTTCTTTTTCAAATATAAAACTTCTTTGTGCCTATCTCTATCATTTAGATAGGGCAAATTTTCAATTATATATCCCTCTCTACTTCATTCCCCCAACAATCCCAGCCTTCTACTTTACGGCGGGCAAAGAGTTCTATACGGGGGAGGTCGCCAAGCAGTGCCACAATCCGCTCCCTTACTTCGGGTGGTTTATGCGAATGTTCCAACACGGGAGCAAGGATTATTTGCTTAATATCTTTCCGCTTCCTTGCCAATATCCCCTTCTTGCCAAACAAGCATAGTTCAGCATTTCCGTTTGTCCAATGCCCTAAGCCCGAATAGATACCCATGCTATTACTGTTCAGTTTTACCCAGGTAAATCCACAGTTTATATATCTGAAACCCCAAGCCCTGATAACCTCTAACGCTTCTGGGAGTAAGGGCATTGTTGCCCATAAATATAAAGCACAGTTTTCGTCAGTTATGCTTTGCACAGGAAGTTGCTTTATCTCCCCTAAAGACATAGTAGGATATGTCTTGCCACCTAGACGAGGCAAATCACCTTTAGGGTCAGCATATTCCCAGGGGCAATCAGCATATATTATCTGATACTTTTTCACTTAATCTTCCTTTTCCAACCAGCAACAAAGGCAAGTGCCTTTCGCCTTCTCCTGCCAATTGTCCACTCCGCCATCCTCAAATAACTAGCAATCGAGGCTTCACTCTTTCCCCAGCCCTCAATAGCCTCTAAGATAAGCCCATCTATCCCACATTTCTCTAGCCTTATCTGAATCTCAACGGCATACTCAATCGGTGTTTCAAAGTATGCATGAGAGCGTCTTGGCCTCTTCCCAATAGGTATATCAATATAATTTGATGCCTCGGCTGGCCAGTATCCTTCTCTAAGAATAGGTAAATTACGGATTAACCACAAGACTTGAGCGCGGGTAAAGCGTATCTCACCGGGTGAGTACCAATCCTTAGCCACTAAGCTACCCTCTTTTGGTGCTTAGGTGGTTTTTTCATTTCCTTCTTTATCTGTTCCAGTGTAGGGTAAGTAGGTACATAGGCTACCGGTGGAGATAGCTGAATCATAATGTCCAGCTTTGTGCCGTATTGCGCCCATTGATAATTGATGAGCTTCAATTTACCTTCAGTTTCCAGGATTTCCCAAAATAGCCAGCTAGCCATTAGCTTTTTCTCCTATCAAAAAGGGGTCTAAAATAACAGCATCAGCTTCTGTCATTTTGCTAATTATACCATAAGGTTTCATGTCAAAATACTCACATCAATACCTTTACTATTCTGTCAAAGTCCCTAGGACGCCAGAGATAGACCTGCACATCCTTATCGCCCACATTACCTAGTGCGTCTAGCCACTCCTGCTGTGCTAGTGATACCTTGCCCTTCTCAGACTTTAATTCAAATATTAACAGCCTTGATGATTTCACAGCTATATAATCAGGGAAACCTTTATCACCACTTAAAGCAGTTCGCCATCCTTTCTGCGTTCTAGCTGGTCTAAAATGACACCAATGCCAGCCGAAGATATTTAGCAAGTCTTCTACCTGCCTTGAGAAATCCTTTTCGGTTATTGATACTTCTTTAATGTTCATCTACATAGCCCGGGCTAAATGGAGGTTTCTTAGCTATCTCCCAGTCTATTAGCTGGTCTTGCCATAAAGGACTTTGAATAACATCTTTGAATAAAGAAACCTTAAACTTATCGGCAAGTTTATTTAAGCACTCCACCACTTCCCTACGACCTGCCTGCCTACCTATTATTTTGCCATCCTCAACGCCTTTTTGAAAGTCCAGGTAGTCAGGGTTATAGACAATTTCAGATTCCCTTTTATCATACCCTGCCTTTATCCCTGCCTCATAAATAGCTAAATAGGCGTCTTGATATATACTATCCATCTCACCTTGTTGGAATTTTTTGCTAAGATAGCTAAGTTCCTCTGCGAGCCTATTTGCTTCCTTTAGTATTACTTCCACTGTCTTTTTAGCTTCCATTATTTACCTCCTTATTATAGTTAACACATATATCCTTCTGTGCTTGGGCTATAGCTCTATACATTTGGTTTCTGGCAAACCTCTTCCGTTCATCGGGTCGCCTCTTTGGTTCAGTGTTAGAACCTCGTTCTTGTAAATAGCGAATATGAAAGTTATTCATTTTGTCTCACCTGGTAGTGGTTCAAGAGTGATTTCAGGGTCTTCTTGCTCTAGTCCCAAACGAAACTTCAGGGCTTCAATACCTAGCTTCTCGGCTTTGGTAAGGGCATCTATTTCATCATTGCCAATTTCATCTATACTTTTCTGCAATTCCTTAACAGCTTCATCTATTGTCATTTTATTACTCCTTAATGTTCATCTACATAGCCCGGGCTAAAGGGAGTTTCCTCAGCTATCCCCCACTCTTTGAGTAGCTCTGGATTATCCTTGAACCAATCCCTTAATTTGTCCTCTAGCTTATCCCAATCAATATAAATCACATCTCCATCGCACTTATTTTCTTCATATATCCACTCCTTTGCTTCTCTACGACCTGCCTGCCTACCTATTATTTTGCCATCCTCAACTCCTTTTTGAAAGTCCAGGTAGTCAGGGTTATAGACAAATTCAGATTCCCTTTTATCATATCCTGCTTTGAAGGATATTTCAGCTTGGGCTTCACAGTATTTCTCAACCCTGCTTTCGCCGCTACGATTATGCTTATCATTATCAGCCATAAGCATTCGTATCCTTTCCCAACTTATTACTGTCTTTTTAGCTTCCATTTTTAACCTCCTTATTATAGTTAACACATATATCCTTCTGTGCTTGGGCTATAGCTCTATCCACAGCCCGTTGTTTAGCAAAGTAATTTTCAGTCTCGCCAATCGCCTCAAGTTCGGCGTCCTTTACAATAACTATCTCCTCATCACTTAACAATGGCGGTTCACCTATCAGTGGCTCAAGATAGTAGATAAACCAGTTTCTATAATTCCCCCCAGGCTTACAAAGCGTGGTAGATGGCTTGACTTCAAGTATTATTGCACCTTCGGGAAATTCAACTTTATCCCTTTCAGTTATGGTAATTTGCTTAATTTGATACTTCATAGTTCCCCCATTAAGTCTAATAGTTGTTTCTTGGTATCCTGTAACTGGGCATCTGCTATAGCCTCATATCGCTGTTTGACAGTTATGTCCACCCAGACTTGTCTACTTATCGCTTCCCTTATAGATTGGCTTATTTCCTCATAATCTATCACCGTCAGTTTATCTATTTCTGCTTTGAAGAGATTGAGGATTGCCTTTGTTAATCTTTCAGAGTCAAAAGTCCACATTTGCCCAGTTTTGGCGTGGTCAACATCAGTTCCAATGGTAATCATCTCAGATTCTAATAGTATGTCCACTTGTTTTTTTAACATTTAATTCTCCTTTCAGCATATATTTTATACTTCATTTTTACTTCTTCTCCTTCCGCCTATAGCTTTCGCCTTTAAGCTGGATAAACCTGCCCCCGCTCATCTCCACCAGCCGGTCGTATGATGCCTCGTTGCCGCGCTCGCCGCCCAGATGAGCGCAAAGCTCTTCCGGACTTGAATTGGTTGTAAGCACCACCGGCAATTGGGCTCTATAGCGTCCGTCAATAATGGTGAACAATATCCTCTGCACAAACCTCGGGTCCGCTCTCTCTTCCTTGCCAATGTCATCAAGTATCAGAAGTGGGACTCGTATCAGGTGGTTATATACATCGTTCTCATTTTCACGCCAGACCTTCTCCTCACGGGGAGTATTGTAGGTAGCCTGAATCCTGCGGAATAGGTCAGGCTCAGTGGTGAATAGAATGGGGCAACTTATCTCTTCGCCATTCCACCGGTTGAGAATATGGTGGGCTATAGAACATACAAGGTGTGTCTTCCCCACGCCCCACAGGCCGGAGGAAAGTAGCAACAACGACAAAAAGCCCACCGTATTGCCCAGGGGAAATTTCTCGGCGTAGTTAAGGCACTCCTTATAGGCAAATGGCTGCCGTTCTTGTTCAAATGTCCCAAAGCCCTTATTGGCAAACAAAACCGGTATCCCACAGCTATTTCTCCACTGCCTTCTCTTCCGGGCTATTTCTGCCAGCCTATTCGCTGCTTCCTTCGCTTTCCACTTGACGGCCTGTTTGTGCTCGCAGGCTGGACAATAGCCATGGTTAAAATTCAGGTGAATGCCAAGGACTATAAATGTCTTACTTTCATAGTCTGCCCCACAACTGAGGCACTTTTTCTTTACTATCAACACATTATCATTGCTCAATTTTTACTCCCTTCAGAGCACCGGTACTCCTCTTATGTATCCCGGTTCGTTCTCCCTTTTCCTTATCTCTTCGTTCCCAAGCCAATATCGTAGCGTAGTGGTCTTTATACTTATAACCTTTACTAGCTATTCCAGTGGAGAGTATCTCTATCTTTTCTTTAGCCTCTGCTCGCCCAAACCTCTCTACAATCTTTTGATACTCGGCATCAGATAGGAGAACATTAGTAAATTCACCATACTGTTTTTTAATTGGTGTATCTTTAGTCTTGTCTTGTTTAGTCTTGTCTTGTTTAGTTTGTCGGTTATTGCTCACATTAACAACCTTTTTGCTAACAATAACTGGTTTCTCAGGCGTGCCAGTAGAACGTCTTTTATAAACTAATTCAAGATTTTCTACCAAGTTTTGGCTCCAGATTATCTTGTTTTTGTGCAGCTCTGAATCTATCGCCTCAAGGTCGGCGAGTAACTGTAAGATTTTAACAGCATTATCTTCCGTGACATGGGTTTCCGCTAACAATAATCGCCAGCTAGCAGGGTTATTGTAATCATAAACCTGATTATCAGTGAGACATAGAAGCTCCAAGAGTTGATACCAAAAGGCATAACCGTCGTTACCAAACTCATTCTGTAGTATAAGTTTGGTCTTGCCCTTATTAACCAGATGGGGAAAGTAGTCTACTGTCTGCTTAATCGGTCTTGCCAACTTCGCCACCCCCAGAGTAGTTTAGTTGATTCTCAAACTCAGCCTTTGGTAAATTCAATCTAGGCTTATCCCAGTAAGCGGACCGGCAGTGAGGGCAAGTTCTTGGTCTATCGGCCTTGCGCGGTACCCAGGAATGTCCACATCTCAGGCATCTAAGGAAAGGTAATTTGAATTGTGTTAAACGCCCCAAGTAAGCACCTCCTATATGTAGTTCATATAACGTAAACTATTTTAACATATTTGTCAAGTGCTATTCTGGTATAGCCATCTTCGGCTTGCGGTTTAGCCATTTATTCTTTTGTCTCTCCTGGTAAAAATACCCATTCCTTTTTGGGCACTCTTTCCCGAAATAACATCTCCCGCTTTAGGGCTTCAATGCCTAGCTTGTGAGCATCAAAGACTTCGGGATACAGTATTTTTTCAGTTTCACTCATACAATTGTCTAGGTGCTTAATAGCTTCTTTTAAGGTCATTATTCTATCTCCTTATATTTATTCCTTCTCCCTGTGGGCTGGCTTTCACCTAATTTGGTTTCTTTCATCCGAGGCTACTAACCAGCCACAGGTTGCCTGAGCCTACCAACTCCAACTAAAATAACAGCACCCGAGTTAATATAGCCAGCCTACTGTCCTACCCTCAGCTCAAGCAACCGCCCTCGCCTACAATGGACGCTCCACCATCGGCTTTTGTTGCACACCCAAAGCAGTTTTAGTTACCATCAACCTACCACTTCAACCCTTTTCCAGAGTTCCCTCGGCGAAGGCTTCTTGCCAGTAGCCTAGACTTAGTTCCCTCTTGGGGATTTCACCCATTTCGGTTTTCATCGCTTACTGCTACTGTGTGACTAGCCCTTTTCAGGGTAGCTGGTTTTTTGCTAGCTTATTTTATTGGTAACTTCCTCTGCCATTCAAAGCCTTATTTCTAAGGAGGCTGGGCGCCGCCTACGTCAACGATAAAGCTGATTTCAGCTGCTCATTACCTAACTAGCATTCTACTGGCTCGGCTTCCCTTTCGCTGATTAGCAGTATTCCTGCGAGCCGAATAGTTTCTCCAGACACCAGTATATTCTATTGTTAAAGTGCCTTTATTTCCTCAAGCTCTCCCAATAATTCTTCTTTGTAGGGCATCTTATCTACTACTTCATTCAGCGCAATGCTGATATTCATAAGCCTCGTAGCAAGAGATAGCGCAGAACACATAGCGTTATTCTTATCCCAAAAAGCACACTTCTCTTTGAGGCATTCAGGATAGTCAACCATCTCCTTACTAGCCAAACTACCCCAAGCAATAGCTAATAACGGACATTTCATTTTACTCCTCCTTTATAGTAACTTATTTTTCAATCTCAATTCCTAGCTTTTATTCCCTAACTGCTGCAATCTTCCGATAACACTCTGCCGGCGTGTCGTTAATATCGCTCTGGGAGCTGAACCCGAGTTCAGCAATAACTTGTGCTGGTTGGAGCCCGAAGTCTTTGTTACAGGCTTTATATAGGTCGTTGATGGTCTCAATGGTGTCAGGCTCCCGCTGAGGTTTCTTTACCTCTGGCTCGGTAAGTGTTATGGTCTGTGGTAGATTACTATTACTTGCTTCTTTGATAGGGCTAGATTTTGATTTGGTGGCTTCTGATGAGGGCTTGATATGCTCATGGCACCATTCAGAAGTATCCCCAATCGGATGAGCATAGGATTTCATTTTACCCCGCTTAAAGAAATTGGTTTGGTGTAGCTCGCACCAGTGCTGGGTCTTATCTACAGGTTGGCCATCTAGCTCCTCAGCAGGGGTTGGTTCGTAATCAGCAAGGACAGCTACCCAGCCAAGGCAGTTCCGTAATGCCTTGGCGCATGCCCGGGTTTGTGCCATTGAACGTAACTGAAACCGAGGCTTCTCACGCCAGTTTGCTTCGTCTCTAGTACACTCACCATCAGCAGCTGATATTTCGTGGTCCTGTACAACAGCAACGGCATGAGCTAAGAAGCCGACTAACTTGTCATCCTCTTTGAGTTCTTCCGTGCTAATTATCTTTGCTGTTACACCATAAAACTTGCCGATGGTCTGCCAGTCTTCAAAGAAGAGATACTGTTTATCACCCAGGATTAACTTCTTTTCCCTTGATGAGACTATGGCTGTTAGTTCAGTGGCAGCCGCTCTCCCAGCGAGGACTACCTCTTTAGGCACCTGTTCTGTTATTGCTAATGCTGCTGGTTGTTCCATTTTAGTTACCCTCCTTCTTTGCTGTTATTCTTAAAGTTTCTTCCTGCCACGA